CCTTATTACCATTAACCATTACCCCCTCTGTATTACAACAGGGCAATCCCCTAAACTCCCTACCTAAAATATCCACCCTCTCAACAAACTTCTTAGAATGGACGTCCTCCCCCCACCAAATAACATCCAACAATTGTACTAATAACTTGATATCTTCGGTAAGAACCATAGGTTCGGGTCCTTTCAATAACCCCTCTGCTTTAATTTCGGGATCCTTGGAATAAACAATCCCCTCTAACATCATCTCCTTAGTGGATTTTGCAGTTAACATATTAACAAAACAGGGTAACTTATGTGATAGATCCACCCCCTGCTCATTCCAAACGAACACTTTTCCATCCACCTTGTGGATTTGTATCCTAACCCCTCTCTGTAACCTCTGGACAACTATTTCCTCTCCAAAGTTCTTTGAGGTTAAAGCCCCCATCCCATACACTCTCTCCTTAACCTCTGAAAATTTAAAGAAAACCCCTGGCTTCACCATATCTCCATTATCAGTCATCGTCTTAATCTGAGGTGTCCTACTGGGAAACTCCGCATGAAACACCGGAATATAACTCCCGGGCATATGTGCAGTATACACCCTACATGGCCACTTAATCATCCCACATATCTGAGCCTCCAATCCCTCTATCACTACTTCCACAGGCCCAGACGTCTTCCCCTTATTAACTAACTCCCCATCCAGAGAAATAAAATCCTTCACCTTAAAGCCCTTTATCCTCTCCAACACTGCCTCCAGCGTAATAAAAGCCTCATTAGTCTTAATCTCCAGTCTTTCGTTCTTCTTAGGCAAAGTCAACTGGTCCAATTCATCCTGCACAGTATGATCTAGACCTAACACTTCCATTCTGCCCACTACCAACTTATGAGTATTGAAGAAATCATCCTTCGTCCACTTATGTCCATCAGTCACAAAACCATCATTCTTCCATACGGTAAAAGCCTTATGTAACTCATAATGTATCATCATTACTTGGCCTTCATCTAAAGAATTAACAGTCTCCACTAATCCCAAAGTCAATTTCATTAAGCTCCCTCCTCATCATCCACAGGCACATCCCCATCTGGATTATTACTTGGTTCATCTACCGGCCCCCCAGGTGTCGTATCTCCAGCTGGACTCCCCTCATCGGGTATTGGGCCTCCACCAGACTTCGGTGGTAATGTTTGAGGACTCTTCATATACTGCTCAATATTCATTATATCAAACATTTCTTCCTTCGTCATCATACCATTAACACCGGCATATGTACAAGCCCTAAGTAGCTGATAGTCAATAGGCGCAGCATTTGTCCACTGGTGCTTCACCCTATATACAAATGGATCATGTCCCATCTTACGAACTATAAGATCATACCACTGCTTCTCTAACGCTCTCCTAAGATACAACTGCTCAAATCCAATGGGGCCATCATACAGTGCAATTAAAGCCGCCTCTAAAGATGCTCTCATGGTAGTCTTCTCTCTACCCAACAACATCTTCGGAATTCCCCAATTGCCTATAATCTCCTCATCCACCTTTTCAATCGCCTTAATAATAGCATTCAAATCAGGCTTAAGATCAACCACCTTCGCCTCTATCTTCTTATTATAAACGACGGATTGACCCGGCTTCAGCTGATCCTTAAATGCATTCATGGCCGCAGCTTTTTCAGTCTGCCCACGTATATCCGCCGTATCCATCTGGAAAAGACCAATGGGCGCCCAATGTCTCTTAGACGCTTCTTTCAAATCTCTCTCATATAACATCTTACTCTTGATAGGATTCATCACAGTCATAATCGACGAAATACCCTCTTGGTCCAATTCTAAAGAATCTAGAGTAAAGTACAACACGTCATCCGGCTCTAAAGTTCTCTCTCCTGTATTCGACTTATAGATAAAGTGATCGATGGCTAATGTCTCTGGATTAACCACAGGATGCACATTATTTGATATTAAAGGCACCAAACTTGCTATATTATCCTTTCCATCCGGTGCAATTTCCCAAGCACACTTCCCCCAAACCTGTCTTTTAACAACCGACGTATATAATACATTATCCAGATTAACCACCCGATTAATCATATCCACCTTCTTTTTAATCTCATCACATATACTTTGTTTAGGTCCAGTAACATCCGTCTGAAATCCCTTTCTAACAGTATAGAAACCCACTGACGTTATGCTCCTCCTAACAATAGACACCTTCCTAAAGGCATCATAAACATTATTCACAGTGATATCCTCATTAATAGCATCACTTCTAAGCATCTCTTCCATTGACCAGTAGATAGTATTACCTAAGGCCCTCTCAGGATAAACTCCCCTAATTCTCTGACTTAAACTCCTTTGCATTTCAACATCGGCCATTTAACCCTCTCCCTTTTAAAATGTAACGTAAACTGGCACTTCCCTTACACCTTCTAATGCATTTTCCGGCTTCAAAAACCAACAAAGATTAACTACAGCGTCTGCAACATCCTTAGAACCACTCTTAGGATGGTCAATCTTCATCCCTCTAATCAACTCCACACTCTTCATCTCTTCTAAAAACTTCTCATTAGACACATATTCCACCTTCCCCGAGTATGCAGACTCCTTAAATGAGGTATAATGTTCCAAACCCACATGATTTTGTATAACCTCAACCCCATTCTCTCTAATTTGCTGCAACGTCTCAGGAAAGTTCCAAACATCAGTAATAAATGCCACTAACTCACATTTCGACATTACACTTAACACAAATTGCTTAATTTCAGTGGCATCCACCTCTTTTATCTCATCAACATTCTTCCTAACTGGCTGAAACTCATGTATCATATCAACAACAGGAGTATCTCTTATAGGGTCCAGATGACCTAAAGCCATACCGAAAGAATCGTTCTTAACTGCGGGGTCCCCTGCCATCATATATTGAACGCCAGCCAACCCCCTCCACTCAGGGTTAATAACAGCCCTGCCAGTATTAGGATCCTCTCCTATTTGATTCTTCAACCTAGAAGAGATACAGTTATCCAACCGATAAGGCTCCTTAAAGAAAGCCTCAATAGCAGCTGAAGGTACCGCCCCCCAATCTCTCCAAGCAGTCTCCGGATTCCTTACAAACTCCTCTTCAAGAGACTCGAAGGTAATAGTCGGATTCATCTCCCAAGTAGGCAACTTTCGACAATACCATCCGGGCTGACCCTTCATCTGATTATACAAATCCATGGCATAGTCATGTACATACATAGGTGACGTTATAATAACCTTCCGCCCATCCTTTCCAAAGGTTTTAACTGACCTAGACAATGTATCATATACCATACTCGCAGAGGAATTACCACCAGTGTCCTTAAACCTAGATAACTCATCAAAACCCACAGCCAATATAGTTTTTCCAGCTAACGAAGCACTGTTGCTATGCTCACTTCTAATAATCACTCTGCCATCTCGTGTAGGAAAGATGAATTCATTGTAGTGTTCTATGACTGGCTGATTCTGGAACCAAGGGCTATTAGCTATCCTTGCCTTAACACTCGCAAATACAGTATCCTTTGCCTGCCTATCACTTGTAGCAACATTTATGAGGAATATCTCTGTACCTGCTGGCAGCCCATAGAACTTATTCGGTGTGCCCCTTGATATCATCTTAAATGCTTCATAGCACATAACAATAGACGCTATGGTAGTCTTCCCTGACCTCATTCCACATATCAATACCATATTCTGATTCCCAGGCTTATAAAAATCAACCAATATTTCTATCTGCCTAGGATACAACCATCCAATCCCTAGGTGCTTCTTAACGAAGTACATGACGTCATCGTACGCACGCAAGTCGTCAATCATTAGCGTTCCCAAGGGATTTCCTGTCATTACGCTATCCTCAGATTTCCACCCTGAACCGACCCCGCTCCAGTTAAATTTATACCAAGAGTCGCTCCACCACTCACATCACTCTTAGACGTGTTATTCATTACAAAGTTTCCAGTTCCAGCCTCATCCACCGAATATTTATGCTTATTTGCCGCCTTCCCTGATACGGAATTACCATCTACTATTATAGTTGTGCCCCCAACTAACTTTACCCCGGAATATGTATTATTGGCTGATGTACCAATATTCTTCATCATATTACCTGTTATCTTCACATCCATACAGTTGGTATCCGTTACTATTATTCCATCCCTTCCAACCTGAAATAGATTATTATTCGCCACTATCGTCCCACCAACTATATCATCAATATAAATTCCATATAGCGTTATGGCATCGACTGTATTATCACATATCGAATTTGCATTACCATAACATTCTATTCCAGATCCAACACATCCACCAGTATGGTTGTCATCTACCTTACTAACGGTGCCATTAACATATATTCCAGATCCAGTGGTATTTACGACATCATTGCGCATTACAAATACCCTAGCGGCATTTGTCGTGTTTAAATCAACATATATTCCAATCTTAGAAGCAGCTTGAGAAGACCCATCTACCTTATTATCAATAATATATATATCATTGCTAGTATTAGCCAATATAAGGTATACTGCCTCATTTACTATAGTATTAAAGTCGCAATTCTCAACCCATAACCCCTTTAAGGCACCCGCTCCACTGATGCTTCCATATATAGCAGCTGTATTGCAATTATAGAACGTGCAGTTAGTTATCCTAGTTCTAAAACCAGTTGTATTATTCGCCCACATTATAGCGTGAGTATATGCACTATTAAATTGACAATTCTCCATAATTACATCACTTGCAGCCGATAGATATATATCAGAAGCTCCACCCGCTTGATTTGTCTTATTCCCATCTATTATTACCCCAGACAATGTAAAAAATCCATTAGAAACCTCTATCAAATTGTCATTAAGAGCATTCCCCTTCTTAATAGTAGCATCCCTATTAGCAACTATCGCTATTTGAATACCAGTCACAGTTAACTTTGTAGCTAATGTATAAACACCCGACATCAGCCTAATAGTACCATAACCATCTGTTACACACTGGGCCAACGCCAGTGCAATAGTCGCAAAATCCCCCTTATTTGTGGTAGGATCGACGAAGTAAACCCTTCCTGAAACACCTGCTTCTATCCTATTCATATCAGTCGAGGAAATTACCTCACTTACCCAAGTCTTCTGCACATATCTGCTTACCATATTCAAACCTCCGCAAAGATAAACTCCCAAATAATTGTAACAGTATCCCCACCCGCTTTAACTATCGGCCCAATTACACACCTTGCCAGACATTTCCTGGCCCCTTTCGCAGCATTAGTATCAGCACATACCGTCTCTTTAATGGTTCCTGTACCATGACCTGCGCCAAAGTCAGAATAACAAACTAACTTGTTATTATTAACTCGGCTATTCGTACATGTATGGTAATCTAATTCAGTTCCCTGTAAATCCGTCTGTGCCATACTAGCCGCGGTATCAAGATCACCAATCGCTATGGCTGTTATAGCTGTCGCCCCACCCAAACCACCTAACCTATCTACCATTACCTCTTGACCATCTTGTAAT